CAATCAGATTAGGGATAACCTTGTTGATGTTTCGAGTTCCCATGCCAATTTTACAGTCCTTCTCAATGATGCGCTCAATAATATATGCGTCCTCGGCATCCAGATATCCAAGGATTTGTTGGAGATGGGCAATAGCTGCATGTCCTGTCAATTCCCTGTTACTGAGTTTTGAAAGTTCATCCAGTGCGTACTCCAAGGACTTGTGTTGGAGATGCAACTCATTGGTGGTATGGTACTCAGGAATTTGTTTAATGAAGAATTTCACTCGTTTCGAGTTGGCGAGATATAGTACCCTTACCAATTCCTCATTATCCTTATATTTCTCAAGGATTTCCATTTTCATGTTCGTGCCAGACTCATTGGCTATCTCATCAAAAATTTGTTTTATTGTCATTTGATTTTATTTAAGTATTCGTGAAACCATCTACTATACATATAAGGTAAAATATCATGATTGGCGAACCCATAGAGTCCACATGAAAAAAAATCATGACATTCAATTACAAAAGTACCATAATCATTCACACCGACATCCAGAGTATAAGCAACTGGTGCTGATTTATAGTAATTAATCATATGAAGAATGCTTGGCACATCAGGGAATTTACTAAAAACCCCACTGTAATTCTGGAGTCCCACAAGTTTACCCCGATAAACAAAAGCACGCCATTCACTCTGAATATCAATATATTCCGACATCTGATATTCACCCATTGGAATGCTCCAACTATGATTGTCATCAATTTTAAACATTTCAGCCATTCCCTTGATGATATCATTACTCTTCACAAACCACTTACCATCTGGAAGATTATCGATGTCGTCATGAGTACCATTAATGACAGGTCTCTTGGTGAAGATAGGTTCGTTAAGTTCATCGGGAATGTTGACTGGTTTGGGTTCGTGGTTATAGAATCTTTGAAACCAAGAACTCACAAATTCTACGCTACCAATCGGAATATAGTGTTGGTGAAATAGCTTAAAGAACCATACACCATCATTGGCTTTGCAGTTGATGTATTTTACCACGACATCTGCATCCTCGCCTTGTTTCCACTTCTGGTAGCGAATGCTTTCCAGTAATGTAAAACTGAAATCGTGCCTGATTTCCTTGTCAATCTTTTGTATTAAGAATCTCATGATTATTTACTTTATTCCATAATAAGTAATCGTACCAACATTTACATCATATCCTTTTTCAGACCAACACCCCATAGTATCCAATGCGGGGTCAATATAACTCGCAATTTTCTTCCATTCGATTTCGAGTTTGTTACCTGCTGCGGTAACAGGAATTCTGGCAGGAACTTGGTCAAGACACGTAACCACGAGAATACGTTTTGATTTTGGGTTCTCGTGTTTGTCGCAATTGATTGCGTATTGCAACATATCGATATCCAGAACAGACTTCCTGAACGCACCCTGAAATCCACCATCAACATTTGTTTCATCGGGATTATCGATAATATAATCGGTGTCAAGGTCTTCGTTGGTCATATGACCATTTCCGTGACGACACTGATATGCTCTGGTCATGTAGTAGGTACGAATATGTCTCTCAGGATAATCTTTAAGTAATTCCAAAGCATTCTTTGCTGTGCAATTGCTTCTGGTTACATTAGGAAAGAACCCGTAATCCATGTCAAGCATGATACCCTGACCACCCTCAAAAATCCAATCATGGTCTTGGAAGGTTCTAAGAGCATCATTAATGATTCCATGAGTTGCAACCAGATAATCACAGGCATTGAGGAACCTATCATAAATCTTTCTCGTTTCCTTGTGTTGGTGAGGTTTCTCTGGATGAAAATCGTAATTATAATACTTATTGATTATATTCTTGAGTTTTGCGTCTCTGATTTCAGGGTACTGAAGGTCTCTGACATACAGATGATACATGTCTTCGTTTCTCTGAATCGTCTGTCCGAAACCCACACCTACGCTTCCATGATTCAGTGCGCCTTCGAGATTGCGATTTCTCAGAATATCGAAAGGCGTGGTGACCATTGCATTTGCATCGTAATATACAACGGGGTAAACCCCAATCTTTTCAAGTTCCTCGGCTTCACGCATCACGCCAGTAGGACTTACAGTACAGAACTTCGACCAGAAAGTTGGTGCGCCTTGCAGTGTACCAGAACCGAAGTTCGAAAACACGTGACGAGTTCCGTCTTCCAGAACCACCGTGTGCCCGACTTGGTGTCCACCATTGAATCTTATGACAAGGGGTTTCTGTACATGTTGTACCAGATAATTCACTTGTGTACCCTTACCCTCATCACCAAAGAGAGTGCCCAATACAATGCTTGTGCTTTTATTCATTTCAGTTTTTTCAATATTTTGTCCAGTATGTAAATCACAATAAAGAATCCGATTCCTATCATTACAAATAACACATTTCCTTCATATTTTAGGATTATGTTTAGTAGTATTGATATAGTAACCAATAATGCATATTGATATGCGGGATTCATTTTTTCCATATGCAATTATACGAAAACTTTTCGAATATGTTACAAAAAAAGGGAACTAATTTTCACCAGTTCCCTTTTTAATTATGTACAGTTCATCTTACAGGTCAATCACCCCATCATCGCTTGCCGATACAATCGAGCCAGTGACAACAGTTGCCAGAGCCGTGGTAACCAGACCTTTGGTCTTGGCATCGAATTTGGCAGTTGCGTCTTTCATATCAACACCATGTTGTACTGCGATAAGAGTTGCAATTGTTGCACAGATTGCGGTGTAATCATCGAGAACGATAAGTCTCTCACCGAGCATGTCACGCCAGTAACCCAAAACCTGTGGGTCATCTCTGTAACTGGCTTCGTTGACGTGAATATGATACACGTTATAAAGCCTCTGTGCTTCTTCGAGTAGTTGCTTATCTGTAACGCCTTCAGGTACTTCGCCTCCGAAAATGCTTTCGATGGCAGATGCGCTGAGTTCATCCCAACTCATTTCATCACCGATGGTGAAAAGGAAACCCTTCTCGTTACGCTTTTCAAAGCAATCAATACTTGTGTTCCTTCCAGCCATGTACCATGCAAGAAGATAACTCTCCCTGCTTTGAGCACCACCGCCACTTTGAATGGACACACTGGTCAGCCACTTATCAAGTTCTTCAGTACCACTCTCAAACTGACCGATTTGAAGTGGAGTATTGATGCAATGATGGTCGTTGACCGCACCAAAAAGAATTTGAGGATGTTCAATACCATTCTCAATGATGGTATTCATAAGAATAGGGAGTTCGTTTTTCACGATGTTTTCAGGGATTCTTCCCATACTACCAGTATCATCGAGAAACAACATGACCGCCAGAGACTCAGGATGTTCATCACTGTCACGTGATTCCCTTACATCCACGCCCTTGGGTAGCATGTCAGATTTCGCAGTGTGAGAGAAAATGTCCCTCGCACTTTTACTTGCATACCCTTTGCTTGTTGAAAGATTAGTGTATGCGTCATCAGACCAGCCAGAATAACCCATTACTCTTCCTCGGTTTTGGTTTCTTCTGTTACTCCACCAGTATCGGCAGTTTCGGTTGTTTCAGCAACTGCTTCAGTTGCATCCATCTCAGCAGCCATTTCTTCGAATGACTTGGCATTTTCTTTGTCTAAACCCATGATTTCAATTTTTGTTGTTAATAATTATTTAAATTTCAATAGAGATACAATTATACGAAAATAATTTTAAAATGTTACAAATTTAATGGATAAAATTTCTTTTCAAAGTTTTTTGACAGCAATTCTCTATATTGTTTGTAGTCATCAACCTCGTTTTGATGTTTGGTTAAAAGGAACATTAGGATTTCCTGATTAACATCTGCATCTCTCTTCAGTTTTGTACCTGCTGCACTCCTATCTCCTAACAAATATAATGCAATTTTCTTACAGAGTTCCAAATCAACGTCCTGAGTTGCAATCTTTTTCATGAAAAGCGTGGTAGGATACCACATTTTATATCTTGCACTGATTGTCTTGGCTTTCTGGTTTAACTTCGTCATATGATAGAAACTAATCACTATAATGCCGTGAGTCTCAGGGACTACGAAGACCGTAGTGGGATTTAAACCCATGTGAGAGTAGCCGATATTCATAAACCACAGTGAAAGTTCGAACATCCTACTAAACAACCAGTTAACGTGATGTTGTGGTAATTTCTCACCTGTCAACGGAACTGTACGGTCTTTGAAAGTAATCACCAATTGGTTTTTGCCAAGACGCATACTTTCTGGCAGATATCTATGGAAATTAACTGACTTTTTGTCAGTCCTTTGTTTCAATATCTTGAAGTTTTCGAATGATTTGCGAAGTAATGCACGATTTTCGTCAGTGACTTGGTAAACCACCTTCTTTTCGTAGACCCTGAAATCACCTGCTTCGTCTCGGTATTGAATTCCATTTTCCAGAACATCTTTATAGCCATTCATTTTTGCCATAGCATTAGCAGCATCAGGATGTTTACAGACATCAGGATGAATAAGTCTGCTGTACTTGCGATAAGTACTCACCCAATCAAAGGTGGACGTAATTAGGTCTTGAGGTTTACTCGATTTGAGTATTTTATCGATTACTTCGGAATCTGTCACAATTAAAATGTTTTATGCGTAAAAAATCTTTTTATTTTATAACATATGTTCGGGGTAAGTCCCGAATAATTATCGGTTTGAAAGAAATTATGTTGTTGCCAAAGCAACATGTCACCATCATCATCAATTATGGCATAGCGATGGAAATCGTAATAATTAACACCAAACCAGTAAGGACAATTCTTCTTAAGCCATTCGTGAATTTCAACACCACGAATTCGTGACTCACTGTGTCCCGTTTTATCTATAATATTGAAAGTAGCACCTGCATGTTGAAATATTCTATTGAGTTGTAATGGTGTCCAACGGCTTCGCATACTCGCACTCAACACTACCGCACTATTGGTTTCATCACAAAGATTATTCAACCACTGAATACGCTCTGGGTCGAATTGTCGCTTATAGAAATCCAGCGTTCCAATTTCCTTGCTCTTAACCATTTTTCTCAAATACTTCTTCACGACCCTATACATAGGTATCTTATTGCGCTGTCTGAGTTTTTCAAAACGCTCACGAAAAAATATCTCGTGATTCAAAACTCCATCAACATCAAGGAAGATGATATTAGTCGGTGGGTTTATTATTGAGAACTTCATTCTGAGTTGGGAATCCAATTTCTAATTCTTCTGTCAATCTCCTAACGCTTCGTTTATTGCTGTGATAATGTTGTCCATTCACATCCAACGACCTTTGTTTTTCCTTGAGTGCTTTACCAATGATATCCCAATACTCCTGACTTGTGGATGGAATTATTTCGTCATCACCTTTACTATTCTTAATCCAGTCTTCGAGTTCCAAATGAATACATTCAGCGACATCACCGCTATACATTCCTGTAAAGGGTTTGGGTCGCATGAACATATTTCTACTATCCCTATCCCTAACAAGATATCTCACAGG